CCAACTACGAGAAGCTGAGCCATTTCAATGCCACAGCATTCTCTGGCGTGGTGCTCGATGAGTCCAGCATCCTCAAGGCATACACCGGCAAGATCCGCAATCAGATCATCGAGTCGTTCGCGCAGACGCCATACCGGCTGGCCTGCTCAGCCACGCCAGCACCGAACGACCACATGGAGCTTGGCAATCATGCTGAGTTCATCGGTGTGATGACCCGCACCGAGATGCTGGCCATGTTCTTCGTGCATGACGGCGGCGACACTGCTAAGTGGCGGCTCAAGGGTCACGCGCGCGGCAAGTTCTGGGAATGGGTTTGCAGCTGGGCGGTCACCATCCGCAAGCCATCAGACCTTGGCTATGAGGATGGCAATTTCGTGCTGCCGGCGCTGCAGATCCAAGACTGCACGGTTGAGACGCCGCGTGAGGCAGTTGCGGGTGATGACGGGCAGATGGCGCTATTTGCCATGGAGGCTCGCACGCTTAATGACCAGCGCAAGGTGCGCAAGGCCAGCCTGCAGCTCCGCGTTGCAGCTGCCGCCAAGCTGGCCAACAGCAACACCGAGCAGTGGTTGGTGTGGTGTGATCTGAATGATGAGAGCAAAGCGCTCACTGCCGCCATCCATGGCGCTGTCGAGGTGTCTGGCTCTGACAGCGATGACCACAAGCGACAGGCTGCCATTGACTTCCAAGATGGCAAGATCCGCGTGTTAGTTAGCAAGCCCAGCATCTTTGGTTTTGGCCTCAACTTTCAGCGGTGCCACAACGTCGCATTTGTTGGTCTGTCGCACAGCTACGAGGCGTTCTATCAAGCCATCCGCCGCTGCTGGCGGTTTGGGCAAGATCAGCCGGTTAATGCGCACATCATCTACGACGTGGCGGAAGGCCGCGTGATTGACAACATCCGCCGCAAGGAAGCGGACAGCATCCAGATGGCTCAATCAATGGTTGAAATCATGAAGCAACAAACCATGGAACAACTCAAGAAGATCCAACGCCAAGTGGCGCCGCATGTCACTGAGCACAAGTCCGGCGATGGCTGGGACATGTATATGGGTGACTGCGTGGAGAGCATCAAGCAACTGGATGACAACTACATTCACTACAGCATCTTCAGTCCACCATTCGCGTCGCTCTACACCTATTCCAACAGCGACCGCGACATGGGCAACAGCCGCACTGAGCAGGAGTTCTTCGATCACTTTGCATTCCTTGCCAGCGAGCTGCATCGCGTGATGATGCCGGGTCGGCTGATCAGCTTCCACTGCATGAATCTGCCCAGCAGCAAAGAACGCGATGGGTTTATCGGTGTGAAGGACTTCCGCGGCGACATGCTGCGCATCTTCCAAGCTGCTGGCTTCGTATTCCATAGCGAGGTGTGCATCTGGAAGGATCCCGTCACCGCAATGCAGCGCACTAAAGCAATCGGGCTACTCCATAAGCAAGTGCGCAAGGATTCAGCACTTAGCCGCCAAGGCATCCCGGATTATTTGGTGACGGTGCGCAAGCTTGGTGACAACCCAGAACCCGTGGCTGGACCGTTCACGGAGTTTACCGGTGAGAATCCACCAGCCAAAAGCGGTGACCCGATCAAGGATTCCATCAACATCTGGCAGCGCTACGCCAGCCCGGTGTGGATGGATATCAACCCATCGGACACGCTGCAATACCGCAGCGCACGCGCCAATGAAGATGAGCGCCACATCTGCCCGCTGCAGCTTGAGGTGATCCGCCGCGGCCTGCAGCTATGGAGCAACCCTGGCGACGTGGTGCTGTCGCCGTTCGCTGGTATTGGCAGCGAGGGTTATTGCAGCATCCAGGCTGGGCGCCGGTTTGTGGGATTTGAGCTGAAGCCGTCGTATTTCAACTGCGCAGTCAAGAACCTGACTGAGGTGGCCAGCAACCGTCAAGGAGTGCTGGTGTGATGCAACTCCGCCCCTACCAGCAACAACTAATCAACGACATCCGACTGCAGTATCAGTTAGGGCGTAAGTCAGTCCTAGCAGTGCTGCCCACCGGCGGCGGCAAGACCATCGTCATGGCCGAGATCATGCGCTCGCTCGCAGCCCGTGGCCGCAGCGCCCTGGTCCTCGTCCATCGACGTGAGCTGGTCGCGCAGACCAGCCAAAAGCTGGATCTCGCTGGTGTCGATCACGGCATCATCGCGGCTGGCACGCAGCCGAGCGCCGCGCCGATCCAAGTGGCGTCAGTTCAGACGCTGGTTCGTCGTTTGGATTGCATTACTCACCCCCCAGACTGCGTTCTTATTGATGAGGCGCACCACGCCACCGCAGGCAGCTGGGCGCGCGTGCTCGGCCATTGGCCTGGCGCCCTTCGCCTTGGAGTCACCGCCACCCCCGTTCGTCTGGACGGCCGCGGCCTATCGGCAGTCTTCGACCGCCTTGTTCTCGGTCCGTCTGTCGCGGACCTGATCTTTACCGGGCATCTGTGCCCTGCGCGACTTTACGCCCCACCTGTGCGTGCGGACTTGTCGCGGATCACCCGAAGGGCGGGAGATTTTGCCGCAGGTGACGCGGCAGAACGTCTTGACCGCCCCACCGTCACCGGCGATGCCATTGAGCACTACCAACGCCTCGCATCAGGCCAGCCCGCCATCGTTTTTTGCTGCACTACTCAGCACGCGGAGCATGTCGCTGTATCCTTCCGCGCAGCCGGGCACACCGCCGCCACCCTGCTGGGCAGCACGCCATCACAAGAACGTGATCAGCTGGTCCAGCAGTTCGCCGCTGGTGATCTGCAGCTGCTGGTGACCGTCGATGTGGTCTCCGAGGGCTTCGATGTCCCCGCCGCCAGCTGCGCCATCCTGCTGCGCCCCACCGCCAGCCTCGGCCTCTACCTCCAGCAGGTTGGCCGGGTGCTGCGCCCCGCACCGGGCAAACCCCACGCGGTGATCCTCGATCACGTCGGCAACGTCCACCGCCATGGCTTCCCCGACGATCCGCGCGACTGGTCCTTGGATGACCGGCTCCGCACTGGCCGCGGCGGCAACGGCCAAGCAGCCCCATCGGTGCGCACCTGCACCACCTGCTTTGCAGCCTTCAAGCCCGCACCCGTCTGCCCGTGCTGCGGCGCACACTGCGCACCCGAGCCCAAGCGCGCCATGCGCCAGGTCGATGGCGAGCTGCAGGAGCTGAAGCGGGTCAACGCCCAGCTCCGTGCCAGCGAGCGCAAGCGTGCCCGAACCTTGCCCGAGCTGCTCGCCATCGCCGCACAGCGCGGCTACTCGCCCGGCTGGGCGTATCGCGTCCACAATGCCCGGAGCAACGCAAACCGATGAGGCACATCTTCTCCTGTGGTGGCGGCGTCCAGTCCACTGCCTGCCTGGTGCTCGCGGCGCAAGGGCGTATCCCCTACCGCACCTTCATCTTCGCCAATGTCGGAGACCAGGCCGAAGATCCACGCACCATCCGCTACATCAACGAGGTGCTGAAGCCCTACGCGGCGCAGCATGACATCGAGTGGGTGGACGTGCAGCGCCAGCGCCGTGATGGCACCCCGGTGGACCTCTACCAAGAACTGCTGCGCCCCATCAGGTCGATCGACATCCCGGTGCGCATGGCAAACGGTGCGCCGGGCAACCGCAACTGCACCGTCCACTTCAAGATCAAGCCCATCGCCAAGTGGATCCGCAAGCACGCGCCTGGCTGCACCCTTGGCAAGGGCATCAGCACCGATGAACCACACCGTGCCACGCCATCCCGTGAGGACGATGGCTACACCTCCGCCTACCCGCTGATTGAGCTGGGACTGAGCCGTGGCGATTGCTTGCGAGTGGTGCGCGAAGCCGGACTGCCACAGCCGCCAAAATCCAGCTGCTGGTTCTGCCCCTACAAGACAACAGACCAGTGGACAGCCATGCGCCGCGAACGGCCAGAGCTGTTCGCAAAAGTCGCGGACATCGAGCGCCGGCTCAACGTCAAACGCAGCGAGATGGGACGCGATGCCGTCTACATCAGCTCAGTTGGCTCCCGCCGCGAGCTGGCTATCGAACAAGCAGTGCCAGACCAGTTGGGGCTGTTTCCCGAGTGGATTGAGGAACAAGATGGATGCGAGTCTGGCTACTGCATGACATGAACGCCGAGACCGACCTGCAGCAGCGCATCCGCCTGGCGCTCGGCACCCAGCATGACCTGCGCCTGTTCCGCAACCAGGTCGGTCAGCTGCCAGATCCCCGCACCGGCAGACCCGTTCAGTTCGGCCTCGCACGCGGCTCCGCAGATCTCATCGGCTGGCGCACCGTGACAATCACCCCCGACATGGTTGGCCAGCGCGTGGCCGTGTTCACCTCCATCGAGGTCAAGACCACCACCGGCCGCCTCACGCCCGCACAGCACAACTGGCTCGGCGTGGTCCGTGGGGCTGGTGGCATCGCTGGCGTGGCGCGGTCAGTCGAGGATGCGTTGCGGATTATGACGGCAGAGGGTTGACAGGGGTTGCACATGGTGTAGGATACGCGCAAGCCGGACAACCGGCACCCCAAACCGAGAACCATGATTGCAACCACTCTGCTAGTCATCTGGAAATTGCTACTGCCGCTGCTCTTTGTGGTGGCAGTAATTGACCTACTGACAATGACTCCAGATCGCCGCATCCGTTTTTTGCGCAGCACTGGCCTTAGTCAGCGTCAAATCGCCAATCGCCTCAACCTGTCCACCTATCGCGTCCGTAAGGCGCTGATGGCATGAACAATCTGAACCGCTTTGCCGTGCTGGCAATCATCTTCGGTGTCTGGGCAATGGCCTA